AGTACTACAGTACGCATTTAAACCGCCAACGTAGCTCAGTCGGTAGAGCAGCTCACTCGTAATGAGCAGGTCGCCTGTTCGATTCAGGTCGTTGGCTGATAAGCCCTGAGAATATCAGGGCTTTTTAATCTTCGCAAAACAAGGCGTTAGGCGAAGATCCGATTTCCAACGATTTTCCCACGATTTAGGATGCTTTTATCTTAAAGGGTATTACTTCAGCAAGTTTTTCTACTTTTGCCTTTGCATCCTTACCCCCTGCCTGAGAATAGAATCGCTCGGTTACTGCAAAACTTGAATGTCCGGCAAACGCAGCAATGTCTTGTAATGCAACGCCCTGATCTCTCAATAACTGGCAGTACAAATGCCTGCAGTCATGTATATGGAAGTTACTACCATTAGGCAACGGATTGAATGACAGCTTATTACGCACTCTTTCAAAAGCATTACGGAACCACTCTACAGTCGGCCACTCCTGAAATACCCTGCCGTCTTTATCTTTAGCTTGCTCTCTCATATCTTTTAGATGTGCAGTCAGGAAATCGGGGATAGCAACTGTCCGGGGTTTATTCCCTTTTGTAGTTGAGGCCCGGAGTACGATTCTCGAATGAGTGAATTCTATATCTCTATACTCAAGATTAAAGATTTCCCCCTTCCGAAATCCAGATGACAGAGCAATCAAAATAGCAGAATATATGAGATCACCCTCTCTTCTGGCTTTATCTAATAATTCATCAATCTGTTCAGAAGTAAGAAATACTTCCCGGACAATATTTACTTTAAGTTTCTGTCTGAAACAGGGATTAACCTGTGTGTAAATATCATATCCGATACACCAGCTGAAAAATGCTGAAAGTTCAGCTATTTCCCGATTTATAGTTCTATCCGATACCTTATTATGATTACTCCGTTGGTTAGATTGTTCCTTTCGATATAAGATATACTTCTTAACATCTTTCTGATTAAACTCAGATATAATCATGTCCCCGAAACAATCCTTAAAATATCCAAAAATAGTATTGGTATATTTGAACATTTTAACAGTTCGTTTATACTTTATTTCTTTCAAATAAATATCAAGGTTGTCAAAGAGCCTCGGAAGTTTAGCTCTTTCGGCCTCTTCCGCTTTAATTCTTTCCGCCTCTTCCTTGCGCTGTTCTTCAGCATCAAACATCTGCTGAACTTTTCGTTCATAGTCTACGAAGACCGCTTTTACTGCTGATGTTTTACATACTTTTGTTTTAAAGAACTGCTTCTTTTTGTACTTAACATAGAAATCAAACCGGGATTCCCCTTTCTTTAATCCCCGCTGATTCTCGTTTAATTTATATCCCATACTTCTCCTCCTGATGATTCGGAAAAGTTGGATAACTTGCAATTAGGGGTACATTATGATGTATTATAATATAAGTCAATTAATTTACCCTCCGGCTTTCAATTGCAGTGATAACTTCATCAAGTACAAACAGATATTGTTTATCATCGATGGCATATGCGGGTATGCGTTTTTGCCGGACTAATCGGCGAATTGACGTAACAGGTAATCCAATAGATTCTGATAATTCTTTTGAGTTAATGAATTTCCTTTCCAAGAAGAAAACTCCTCGGTTTTAACTTAAAGCATTGATCCAAATACACCGGATGGAGCCAGAGCATCCGGAGGTGAGATTAATACCGATATCAGCAACACCTGCCTACGATGTCAAGACAGAAATATTATTATCAGGTGCGTAATACCGGCAATAATACTGAACAATAGATGTCAGTTTGTTTAAACGTCTGAAATGATTCCTGCCCCCTCTTTGCCACGAGGGATGAAAAATATACGATACTGACAGTTTCATGGATAACCGCCAACCCCGTTTTATATGTCATAGATTATCCTTTGCTGCTCAAACATATCCCGAAATTTTATCATATCCCCTTGGCACTGTAAACTAAGTGACAGAGTGGAGAGATATAAACCGATTAGATCAGCCGGGAGAAGGTCACGATTGATGATAATATCCGATCTGTACAGATTAGGGTAACTGAACCCCGGACTGACGACCGCCATCTTTGCGGCTCTCGCCCTCATGAGATCAGTCAGTGAGCAGTAATCCGATAACTCTGACTCATTGGCCGGTGGAGTAATTACCCTTTCATCATAGATAAAAAGAATAGCGTCATCGATAGTCTTCAGCACAAATCCCGACTCGATATATGACTTTATCTCTCCCTCCGTTAAGGTTGGAGGGAGAGGTTGGCAAGATGTCGATGGCATATTAACCTCACTTCATTTCGTTATTATATCGTTTGTATGCGTTTCGAAGCCGTCTCACCCGTCTTAATCTAATCAAGAGTTTTTCCTCCTGATCTCTCAGGTATTCGAGCCACTCTGAAGAGTCGGCAAGATAATATCCCCGGCCATTAGCCGATATGAAATAATCATCGTTGTTTCGCATATCTTGAATGAGAGCGCGCACTTCGATATCAGTATATGTTTTGTCCTCGGTACTGATATATGATGCCAACGCTGCTCCGCTGATTGGAGATGATGATTTTGCAAGTGCAACAATCTCGAATAATTCTCTCTTAAGCTCTTCTCTTGTTTTTGTTTGCATTTTTACTGCCTCCATGTAATTTTAATATGAATTAATTTTACATGATGACCAGTAAGAGTACCACCGGTTATCCGGGACTATCGATTGAGGGATTACAGAGTGAGGATTTTTGATGTTTCCCCGGCATTAACCGGGTGAAATGCCTGCCATCGGGTTAAATTCGTTCTTAATCATGTCTTTAATCATTGTTTTTATCAGATTAAACGACATACATAACAATAGAGACGTTAAGTCTCTCACGTTATATATATTTAATGTCTCATTTAAGGATTTTAATATCATTATCAATAAACAGTTAATAGTACCCATGTTCTTATAATTATGACTGAATGTATATGCCATGCAATACCGTTGGTCGGTATATGAATAGTCCTTGTTAAGTCTCTTGATAGGTAATATACCGGAGTTGAGTATTTTTCTTGTTTCTTTGTAGACGTCTATTTTCATCTGATAGTGCTCTTTCAACAGATTACACCATACTTTGCTAAACTGTGCGCTTGATGCCATATATGACATTTTCTGTGTTTCCTCCGGAGATAAATCCGGGGAAAGCTCTTTGATTCTGTTGACCGAGTAATGAATCTGTTTGATGATCTCACCCGCAAGGGTGACGATCTCTTTATGTTTACGGTTTCTCATACAATTGCCTTTGTTAAATAACCCGGTTAAATTGGGATCGTCAAGCAGTCTGATGGTTATCATGTCTGCCTCGGGGTCGAGGTTTGATATGAATTTATGTTCAGCGGTTGTATTATTGATCTTGACGCTTGGTAATGCTCTCTCCCATGTTTGACGGCACTCTTCAAACCTCTCAGCATCAGACCATATCATCCAGTCTTTACTGTCAACATATGCCCTGCAGCACATGTCGTGATACTCTTCAACTGTCCTTTCCCTTGATGCCATCTCAAGCGCCATGCACCACATATTAAAGCGTCTATTACCTGCGGTTAAAGGATATTTTTCAGCGAGAGCGTTAATATATGTCTGACCGGCTTTCCGGGGTTTTCGTTTAAATATCTGTTTAACCGGCACCGGTTTGGCTTTAAAATCATCTGTCCCTATGACCATACCCGGAACGTCAAGCACTCGCTGCTCAAAATCATACAGATTGCAGATATAATCCTTGTTGTTGTACTTTGATACAACGTTTAAGGCCCATTCGTTCGGGCTGAACATATCGTCCATAGTGAATTGACCGTCAAACAGTGATCCGGTTATGTAGTTTGTTGCTGCAGGCAGCCTGAATATTCCATCTTTGAGCCTGATGTCAATACCGTCAAGTCCCTCTGACTGTAACCATGCCCTCACCATTTTGTGATTAAGCTGACGATCCCAGATATCGTTGAACCTGAAATAAACATGATAACCCCCATTGACGCAGCTTTTTTCGATAAATAGCGGTTGTCCGATTAAAGAGATCAGCCGGTCAACCTTGGCATTGATAGAAAACTGCACAGACTGACTGTGATTGTCAATATCGAGGCACAAGACATACGAGTCCTTTGCCTCGTTAAGACCGATCATCCCGTTAACCTTTGCGGCTACAAGTCTGTCCTCCTCCGTGAGCGACAGCTTGGCAGCCTTATTCAGTGCGTGTATTGATGCCCGGTATTTGAGGGTTTCGTGTTTTTTCACCGCACCCGGTAAGGCACCCCGGAGATGGGTGGTCTCCTCCGTGATCCTGCTCCATCCCTTGCACACTGTGTCTTGATTTATCCTTAAGTGATCGACGCCCTGTTTACGGTTGTACGAGACATCAAACCCGAGCAGCTTAAGGGCATTGAGATGCAGATCAACATCGTACTCAGATATGATCTTACTGCTGTCTTCCCGTGAGAATACCGGGAGTGAAGTCTTCAAAATTGCCAGTTGGTTTGAAAGTTCCATTTTTACCCCCCACATAAAATATAACATACATTATCCAGACTTACAACAACTTGAAAAGATACCGGGTTTTACCCCGGCTAATATCTGGAATACCCGGTTTTTGGTATTTGTGTCAGGTCAAAACTGCCTGCCGTGCATGTCAAGTTAAAATAGTAACGGATAAGCCGTGGTGTTTTTTAGGGCAGTGCGTTATAATGGTTATACGCAGAGAGGACAAACTCACCTCAAATTATATTCCCCGGAGGACTACCCCGCATTGAACAATCAAAATTATTACAAAATGTTGGTCTTTGGCGATAGACACGCTCTCAGTAATGACAAAAGAATTGATAAGATACTGCTTGAGATCATTAAAGATTGCGGTACCGATTTAAAATACATCGTGGATCTCGGTGATGGTATAAATGGAGATGCACTATCAAGCTATGATAAGACACATGCTGAATTATCAGGACTACAAAAAGAGCTTAATGATGATTATGATTTCCGATCACAGATAAATGCTCTCTCTCCTCGCAGCAAGAAGATACTTTTAACATGCAATCATTTCTCGGCCCGGCTTATGAGAGCTAAAACAGTTGCTTTATGGGCCGAAGATTTGGAAGCATTAGAGCAATCTAATCTTATGAAGTTAAATGAACTCGGCTGGTTATTAAGAGATGAATATATCGTAGGCCACCATACACGACAGATTATGTTTATTCATGGTGATGGATCAGAAACAATTTCATCGACCAAGAATGTCACTAATCCGGCCAGAAACCTGATGAAAGAGAATGGAGTCTCTATCGTTAGAGGCCACAGCCATACTACAGGTTTTGAAATACATAATCGCTTTGGACAATACCAATATGCCATTCAGATAGGTACACTTCATGACATGCGTAAATCACCCAAATATATTAAGCATGGCAAGGTTTTCTCTAACTGGTCAACATCGGCGGGAATGTTTTATGTTCGCATGGACGGTAAACAGTTCTTTTTCGTTCCTATAGTTTTTGAGAACGGCAGAACGGTTTTTGAGGGAAAAATATATGGATAGTATATTAACCGCTGATAAAATAAAGAGAGTAACAGCCCTTGTCAACAACATGGCCAGAAAGAAAGGTATCCGTGACATTGACGATATTGAAGACCTGACACAAGATGTATTATTATCTATTGTTAAGGCAGAGAACTCAGGCAGATTGCCGGCGGGTGAAGGGGCTGACAAGTATATAAGTACAATCATCAGGCATTGTATTGATGATTATCACAGACGGCCTCACTTACGTCCCGGCGGTATATATAATCCTATACCGGCCGGTGAACTCCCGGATACACATAACAGTATAGATGATAATCTTGTAACCGTTACCCTCGATCAGTTGGCAGAGAGACTTACACCATCCGAACAGAGAATTTTTGCCAAACTCAGAGAGGGCTTACCGCACAAAGTGATAGCCCGAGAGCTCGGTATGACAACAAACACGGTTAGAAAAGAGGCATCGGCCATAGTACTCAAATTAAGAGGTGATTTATTACTCCACTAAGCGTTATATAAAATGAAGACTAAGGTTTGAAAGTTTGTTTGTTTTTTGATCCCACCATTGAGCCGTCCGGGTGCCAGCCCGGTACGGCAACAATAAATAATGATAATAGACACTATATACAATACAAATTGCCTCGGTGACTCCGGTATGTGTATCATACCCGATAAGTCTATAGACATGATCCTGTGTGATCTGCCCTATGGCACAACAGCATGTAAATGGGACACTATCATCCCTTTCCCCGCACTCTGGGATCAGTACACCCGTATAATTAAGGATCCCGGGGTTATAGCATTAACCGCCTCACAGCCCTTTACAAGCAAGGTCGTTATGTCAAACCCTAAGTTATTCAGATACGAATATATATGGCAAAAAGAACAGGGTACCAATTATCTAAACGCGAACAAACAACCTCTGAAAGTTCATGAAAACGTTTTGATTTTTTACAACAAACAGCCAGTATATAATCAACAACTCACCCCCGGTAAACCATATATAACCGGTAACGGTGATTCCGGCGAAGTCACCCGATCGAGAAAGAAAGTAATAAATGTAAACCACGGCACCCGCAAGCCAACAAGCATACTTAAATACAACCGGCAGCGCGGTCTACATCCTACACAGAAGCCGGTGCAACTGTTTGAATACCTGATTAAAACCTACACCAACGAAGGCGGGGTAGTATTAGATAACTGTATGGGGAGCGGTACAACAGCAATAGCATGTATCAATACCAACCGCCATTACATCGGGTTCGAACAAGACTCAAAATACTATGACATTATATTAAACCGCATAACAGAGCATAAACGAATATGACAGAAAACACTATAGTGTCAGAAACAATAGTTAACTTAGAGGAACAATTCAATTCCCTGTCCCCCACACAGCGCGGGTTTGTTGAAGAATACCTTACTAACGGTTACAATGCAACTAACGCAGCAATGGCAGTAGCGAAGAAACAGGATAAAAGCAATCTATCTTTCAGGGTCGAGGGGTGCAGATACCTTCAGCTGCCCGAGATAGCAGAGTATATTAAATCATACTTTAAAACATTAAGATCACAGCATGAGTCCGACCTCAACCGGTACATCGATGAATTAAACCGCCTTGCATATAGTGAACCACATAACCGGGATGCCCACACCGCAAAGCTCAAAGCCTTAGAGCTATTATATAAAGTCTATTACGGGAATGAAAAGAAATCTGTCTCAATCACCGACAACACCGGCAACGTAATCCGGGTTGAGTATGTTTAAATGCCTATACAGATCAATAAGGCTTTCCGTGAGGTTAAGGATTGTATCCGCCGGTTTGTGGTTCTATACGGCGGGGCCGGAAGCGGTAAATCTTATTATATAAGTCAGCACATAATCTTAGATTGTCTTAACAACCGTAATATAAAGTGGTGCTGCATCCGTAAGGTTGCCCGGACTATCAGAGAGTCAGTATTTGCAGAGATAACGGCCCGGATACAAGAGTACGGATTTAACGATTACTTCCAGATCAATAAATCAGACTATACAATAACCTGCATACCGACCGGTTCGAAGATTATAATGACCGGTATTGATGACCCGGAAAAGATAAAATCAATCAGCAGTGTAACAAAGTTCTGGATAGAAGAGGCCTCGGAACTCTCCCTTACTGATTTTAAACAGGTCAACTTGAGGCTCCGGGGCAAGTCAGAGATAGATAAGCAGATATTTATATCATTCAATCCCGTACACAACCGCCACTGGCTTAAAGAGTACTTTTTTGATAATCCAAAGCATAACTCGGTTATCATAAAAACCACATACCACGACAATGCTTTTTTAGACGACGAATATAAAGCAGAGCTTGAAGCACTCAAAGACATAGACGAATATTTTTACAGCGTTTATTGTCTCGGTCAATGGGGAAATCTTACAGGGGTTATCTACTCCAATTGGTCGGTAACTAATGTATTTCCCGGTAACTGTGATGAAATTATTTATGGTCTGGACTTCGGTTTTAACAATCCTACCGCCCTCGTGAAGGTCGGTATAAAGGATCGTCTCTATTACATAGACGAACTGTTATACCGGAGTAATATGACAAACAGCGACCTTATACAGCAGCTAAAAACACTCAATATCACCGGCACAATATATGCTGATGCTGCCGAACCAGCAAGAATACTGGAAATACAGAACGTCGGGTTTAATGTGGTTGCAGCGGATAAATCAGTCATCCCCGGCATAGATTATTGTAAGGCTCAACAGTTGAGGGTTACAGAATCTTCAATCAACCTGATAAATGAACTCAATACATACAGTTGGAAGAAGGATAAGAGCAATAAATCATTAGATGAACCGATCAAAATTAATGACCACCTGACAGATGCCTTCCGGTACGCGATATATTCACATAATAAAAATCATGTCTCACTGCCTCACATAACAGCTAACGGGATAATACGCACACCTTCACAGCCGATTGACCACACGCTAACCCGGTCAGAAAGAATGAAATTAAGGAATAGATTCAGGATATGACAGATAAAGCCAAAATCATAGCAACAAGAAAACATCCTAAGCTACAGGCAAAGCTGCCCGTATGGAAGTTAATCTATGATGCATACACCGGTGGCAGTAACTTTATCAATGAAGATAACCTGCAACAGCAGGTGAGGGAAGAAACAACAGCCTATAAGCGCAGATTAGAGAGGGCCGACTATACTAACCATACTCAACAGTTAATTGATCAGTTTGTCGGATATATATACACGAACCCGGTTAAGCGGGTTATTGATCCTAAGTATTCTTACATTAATGACAGCATTTACCGCGGTAAGTCACTCCAATCATTGATGGACAGTGTTTCTACCAACTGCCTGAAGGGTACAGTCGGAATACTGATAGATTCACCTGCTCTGACAGTAGTAACCGAGGCTGACCGGATAAGCAATAACATACATCCTTATGCAGTAGTTTACGCCCCTGACAAGATCAATGACTTTGACATCGATGATAAAGGGGAACTGTTATGGATCACACTTAATAATGACTATATAGATAAGTCTGATCCAACCGCCGAGCCGGTTGAGGTGAAGACCGTCCGGCTATGGACAAGATCATATTATCGGGATGTGAAGATCACAAAGGACGATCAAGGGGAAATCAAATATATAGCTGAAGATGAAATACCTCACGGACTCGGTAAGATACCGTTTATCTTTGTTAACTGCAGGGATGCTGAGTCTGACTATATTTGTGACTCCCCATTCGAGGACGTTGTTTTAAAAAGCAGGACGATATTTAACTATGAATCGTGGGCCAACGGTGCGCTGGGTGCAAGTTCTTTTCAAATATTGGTCTATCCGTATGTCACACAGGAGGACGCTAAGGAAATAGAAAGCCTGTTTGATCCAACAACCGGCAGCATATGGGATATATATGTCTACCCGTACTCCGTTGGTTCATCTTCCGCCAAACCAGACTTTATCAAACCTGACAACTCAATAGACGATCATATCAAGATGATTGAGCTACTGACCGAACAGATCAATAATAAGTTCGGTCTTAAGACCGATTCAAAGGGATCATGGGAGTCCGGGGTTGCTAAGTCAATTGATTTCAGTAAGACCGAGGCCTTCCTTAAACCTCTCTCGCTGCAACTACAGGAAACAGAACGCAAGATTGTTGAATACTGTGCGATGTACGAGCAGAAAGATATTACATACAGTATCGAATACGCGTCCACATATGAAAAATCAGACATGAACAACCGCATAACACAGCTATCTACGATGCTTGCCATCGGATCAAAAACTCTACAGACCAAAGTACAGATGGAAATGATAAACCAGACCTTCCCCGGTATGGATCAATCAGAGATGGACACAATACGCAAGGAATTAGAAGCAACAGCAGGGCTACCAGACCTTTAAACTGGTAATCAGTCCACGGACTTAAAATAGGATTCTATAAATGACAGCAGAAGAGCAGGCAGCAGCACAGGCAGCAGAAGCGAAAAAGGCAGCAGAAGAGGCAGCGAAAGCAGCAGAAGAAGTAGATTATAGCTTTAACGGTAAGACAGTTAAGCTGTCAAAAGAGATAGTCGAAAGTATTAACCGAAGAGTGGGTGCCGAAACTCACACAGCAAAAGAGAGAGCCAGACAGCTTGAAGAGACTAACAACACACTATCCGCACAGCTTGAAGAGTTCAAACTCTCACAAATGACAGAAAAGCAAAAACAGGAACACAACGAGCAGAAGAGGAAAGACCGCGAAGCGGAGCTTGAAAGAAAAGCATCAGACTCCGACAGCAAATTTAAAAACTATTATCTTGAGACCGAGTTGTTTAAAGCCATATCTGAGTATGAAGTGGTGAACAGCAAGCAGGTGCTCAATCTGATAAAAGCAGAATATAAATCAGAGTTTGCAGACATCGAAGACGGAATACAGGTCTTCTTTAATAACGGATCAACAAAATTCACTGTTCAGGAAGCAGTTAAAACATTCCTTTCCGATCCCAACAACGCAAACCTTATAAAATCAAGTCTGATCCCCGGAAGCGGTACTAAAACAACCGGTACACAGACTAAAACACCACTCCGGACATCATTCAAGCGGTCAGAGATTGCCGACATCAAATCAGATGCAGCCAAAGAGTACCGCGAGGCATTGAGAGCGGGGCTACCAGTAACACTAACTGATCAATAATAATTAAAATTAAAAGAGGTTTTTTAATGAGTAACACAAATATGGATCTTATATATCCTGAGTTTTGGGCACAGGCCTTCGAGGAAATTCACACGGGGAAATACACCCTCCAGAATCAGGTTTCAAGGAAGTTTGAAGCAATCGTCGGTCAGATGGGAGATACAGTCAACGTGCCGATTATCCCGTCGTCAACTGCTGTTGACTATGACGGTGGTGAAGTAACAACTGTTGACGGGATAACTCAATCCACAGCACAGGTTATTCTTAACAAAAGCAAAAAGGCAAACTTCGAGCTTACGGGCAAGGATTACAGCATGTCTCCGTATGACCTTATATCCACCTACGGGATAGCAAAAGCAGAAGCAATTCTCAAAGCTGTAAATGATGAAATATACCTTACAGCACTCGGTGGTACAAACTTCGGTGCGCCCATAGCTGCATCTGCTTTCACCGAAGACAGCGTTATCGATATTAAAGACGGTCTCGATTCCAAGAGTGTTGATGACATTAACAGGATACTTATTATATCCACTTCAGCACATAACAAGCTGCTAAAACAGGATGCTTTTCAGTACGTGAATTATAGCGGTTCCGCTGAGGCAATGCAGAAAGGCATAGTTAATAACAAGTTTGGTTTTGAGTTTGTACCCTGTACATCTGTTGGTAAATATACCGCTGCTGATGTTACCGGGGCTTGTGCCTCCGCTGACCTCGGAGCTTCAACTCTGGTACTGTCCGGGCTTGTAGATGCTGCTGCACCGGTACGAGTTGGTGACATGGTGTCTATCGAGTCTGATACAACAGACTATACTGTTACAAGTACAGTTCTGACCGCCGGTAACACTACATCAATCAGTATATCTCCAGCCCTCGGTACTGCAATATCAGCCTCAAAAACTGTTACAATAAGTCCTTCGGAGTCAGCTATCGGTCTGCATAAATCAGCTATTGCCCTGGCTGCAAGGGGTTATGGGGTGATGATTGATGGTCTCGGTGCAAGGTGCAAGATCATAAATTACAAAGGCTTACCGATCAGGGTTTCTGTCTGGGGTTCAGGTCTTGTTATCAAGGTACAGTTTGACATACTTTATGGCGTTAAGCTGGTACATAATGACAGGCTCTACAGACTGCCACTCAAATAAATTTAATATGCTTATCAAAGGGCAGCCTCAGTGCTGCCCTTGAATAAACAGGTTAAAGAATGAAACTATTAAAACAATTTATTCAGATGTGCATCAGTGCTGCAAATGATTTTGATAAGGCAATAATAGACCGAGCTGATAGATGCACTGAAGCAATAAGGCAGTTTACGAGTGTTAAATAATTATAAGACAGTCTTCCAGAAATTCAAGATCAGCAAACAGGATGAAGCTCTTTATCTTCATCTTGCTAAATCAGCTACCTCTATGGAAGAACTTGATAAGGTTATCAATCACTTCATGGAAAAGTATGTCTCACGGGCCAACAGAGATATGTATTCACTTATACTTGATACCCTCAATATATCATTGTCACGTCAACTTACAGTGTCAGAGTCCGCTGACATGCAACGGGTGTTCAGCTTAACCTCACGGGCCTATGAAGACAAACTGAAGACCAACTTTGCAATCATAAGCAACATGATTATACCTTCAGCCGTCGATCTGATAGGCGGAGATAAATACATCCGGGATCAACTCGTTAAAGACCTGATTTCATCCTTCGATGACCGGATAATCGGGGCAATGAGTCAGACCAGAGCGGATGTTCTTGATCATGTCAGGAAGTTACAGCGCGAACTGATCGTCAGGAACCAGCAGTATATAAACATGAAAAACAACGGTGTACTCGATTCAGTAATTGAAAAAGAGAAAGCTAAGTTCAAGAGCGATATGCTGAAGAAATACCCGCGGTTAGAAAAGATGCTGAATGAAGGTCAGATACTCCGGAGCCGGTCATGGAAAGATAAAGATGGTATAGAGAGATTCAAATCTTATACATTGGACGACTACACGGAGATGTCAGTATCCGAGACGTTGAAAAACATTGACCGTGACGCGGTAGAGATGGTTGCAAAATATCAGGGTGATCCGTTCGTCGAGTTCTATCTTTCCGATGCCCGGCATGTTGAGGAACCTAATTATGCATGTGATTACATCATGCAGAATTGCAAATATGAAGGAATTGTACTATTAGCAACCAATGAGTATTATGCAAAACTATTTAAAATATGGTCTATCGATAAAGCAAAAGCCGAGCACTCACTCGAAATATCAAGACATTGCAGACATAGTATAAGGCGGGCACCGGATCACATAATAAACAAACTCAATAAGCTAATAGCAATACAAAAACTAACGGATCAGGACGTATAACATGCTGAATAACACTCAATCACTAATTAAGATTAAGCAACTGTTAGATGATTTCTCGGTGTATAAATATACAGACGACGGTACGGCAGAAGCACAAATTGAGGCCGACTTAATCACAATATCAGAAGAAGTATATCTTAATGAGATGATAAAGATCATAAGCCCCTCGGCTTATGAAACAATACAGGCAACACCGTTCACCGACTATACTGCGAACTGGAAGAGGTTGTTTTATGCAGAATGTTATTTTATCGCCTCTAAATTCCTTCAACTGTTTGCCCTCCGGTATGAAACTGATATGTATAAGTCAACCCTTGATCTTAATTCCCGGACGATCGGTGTTGAGAAATCAGGGAAACTATACACCGCGGATGAATACCTCCGTACCGCCCGTGCAAATGTAACAGAATATCAGCATGAATACAATTCAATCATATCACTCGATAACAAAAGATCATTCAGGATAAACCGATATTGAAACTTCATATAGCTGAATCCACCGGCGTTCACTCTCTCACCTCAGCGATGGGCTACGTCAATGATCTATCTGCAATTGCTTCAGACCTCAGACCATTCTTTCACGGAATTGAAAAGGATTTAATACAGGAAGTTCAACATGAATTTGATGCAAGCAATCCGAACAAGTGGAAGAGAATAAGTCGGGCATGGAAGGAACAAAAGAGAAGTGAAGGTGCCCCCGAGAACATCGGTATTTATACCGGTGCGCTAATGCGGGCCTCAAGCACCGAGGCTATCAAGAAATATTATGCAACAACGATGACATGGGAAATCGCTGATTGTTATTCAATCGGTTTCACTGAACGGAGAAAGATTGGTATTACCGCCTCCGAGTGGTTAAGAGGTCTCGGTAACAGAATAGTCCGGACGATACTGGCAAGGTTGAGGAGGTAAGATGGAAACAGTATTAAAAAGTGTATCTGATTATCTAAGCAGTGTTGATACCGCGAAGAAATTCAAATCAATAGTATATTCCGAGTTTCTCGACGACATGATAAGCAAAAACCAGACACCGTTCATCGATGTTATCGGTCTGAAAACAAGGAAAGCACCGTATAAAGACATGACCATGAAGCGGGCATACATACAGTATTATGATATAAGTTTGGTCATAGTACAGGACGCGAAGGTCACAAAGGATATAATACAGGGATCAAAAACAGTTAACTCAATCTGGTCGTTAGCTGAAACAGTTTACACCCTTATTGAAGCTGATCCGACGTTTAACGGAATCGTGAACCGTTTAGCAGAACAGGAAATCACGATGCAAATCACCACATTAACAAAAGACAATTCTGTAAAATTAGCATTAGAAATGCAATTAACCTTAATCAAAGACATCTTCAAATAATACCACCGCAGCACATAACACAACAACGCTTCAAGCCACCACAGTTTCAAATAATAAAAATATTAAGAATAATAAAAGAGGTTTTATAATGAGTAACGAATTAAAAGTTTTGCCTGCAAATTTTGCAAACAATGACGATTTCCTATTTCTCGATGATCCAGAGGTATGGATCAAAGTTCTGGACGATACCAACTGGACAGAATTTAAACCGTTCGGTTACACCGCCCTTGAGAAGTCGTTCACAGAGGAAAACGGATATGCTGAGTTCAGAACCGGTATTCCCGAGACGCTTATTGCTAAGAAGAAGATAAGCGTCAAACGAACAATCGAATTAAAAATCAAACAGCTTCAACCGGAGACCCTTGCAATCCTTCAAAATGCGGTGATTGAATCTGGTACAGGAGAAAACTATCTGCATATTGGCTCTGAATCTCCGACAAGCCTTCAGCTTGCGATGATTATCAAGGGTAAAAACAACGTCGGCAAGAAGGTTGAACTCTACATCAGGAAGATACTTCCATCAACTGAATCCATCAAGATAGCACTCGGATCAAAAGAATTTGCTGAATTCGATTTCAAAGGTGAAGTTGTTGTTGATGATGATCCACTTGCTAACAATTTCACATGGAGATGTAACGGTGAAATATCTACTACTGCATCCACTACCACAGCAAGCGAGGATATAACGGTTGCATCGGCAACAGGAATTGTAGCCGATATGTTGGCCTATGGCGCCGGAATACCGACAGGAACCCACGTTGAATCTGTATCTTCGACAACTGTTAAGCTCTCGGCAAATGCAACAGCAACGGGCTCAACCGTAGCAGTTAAATTCGTCGCAAGAGCAGACATGCTTAAATCAGACGTAGCATACTGGGTATTTGAGTCTTAAGATAACAGCCCCGGTGCATCACTGCCGGGGCATATACTTTCAGTGAGGTTCAAGGATGAAATCAGGAATAATTTATATAACAATCGGTGGTGTTGAGTATCCAACCAGAGTTCTTTATAAAGATATTGAGGGGTTTTTCAAGGCGTTCAACAAAATTCTCATTAAGAATAACGGCAAACCCGGACTGAAAATACCGAACACATTCTTTTTTAACACTTTATGGAAATGTCTGGTTAAAGATGGACATCTGTTTTGGAAGAAGCCTTTCCGATCAAAAAGGCAGATGATTAACAGTATTCTTTACGATGAAGTCCCCGGTATAACGATGTTTATATCAACCCATGTCCTGAAATTTGAGAAAGATGCTGCAGGCCCTGACAGTAAAAAAAAACACGCATAACCGACAAACCGGTTTCTGTTGATGAATACTATCAGGATATAGATAACCTGTATAAAATACAAATCTACAAACTGAAACAGCTTAACTTTACAATTGATGAAATCATGAGCCTCGATGTCTTAACCGGGATTGATTACATCACACAGCATACCGCGGAAACAATGCTATATCAAGCTGAAGTACTGATGTCAAACGGTACTGATGTCTTTAATAAAACAAAAGGACTTCAGAGATATATAGACTTCTTCGACTCATACGACCGTTACCAAAAGCAAAAACACCCATCACCTGAACAGGAAAGAAAGATCATCGACTCAACACCAAACTTCTTAGAAGGCTAACAATGTCAGACGAACAGAAAATATTATTTGAAATATACCTTGAGAACAATGAGTTCAAAGTCAAGGCTAAAGAGGCTGCCGATGGACTTGGAAAGGTTGGTGACTCTGCTCAAAAATCATCAGGTATGTTTGACAAACTCAAATCATCGTGGGTTGGTACTACTCTGGCCGTTGGTGCCATGTATATGGCGTTCAAGAAGGTTGTTGGTATATACAGTGATACCGTTAAAGAGGCATCAAATCTGCAGGAAACAACTAATAAATTTGATGTTGTATTTGGTAGCTGTAAAGATAAAGCGGAATCATTTGCAAAAACGTTAGTTGATTCTTATGGGATGACCCGGCAGGAAAGCAAGGCTTTTCTCTCCGGGACGGGTGACATCCTTCAGGGCCTCGGGATGCAGGCTGATAAGGCACTTGAGTTATCAAATTCCGTAGCAACCCTCGGAACCGACTTAGCGTCATTTTCAAACGTTGAAGGCGGAGCTGAGAGGGCAATAAATGCGTTGTCTACGGCCTTAACCGGTGAACGAGAGGCATTAAAAGCATACGGTATTGTTATCAACGAGGATATGATAACTGCACAACTTCAGGCTGAAGGTAAATCAAAATTAACCGGGCTTGCATTAACACAGGCTAAAGCCGAAGCGACTATAGCTCTCGCATATAAACAGTCAGGCAATGCCATCGGAGATATGGCCCGCTCATATGACTCTTACGCTAATATTCAGAGGAGAGTCGAGTCACGAACAAAAGACATAAGTTCATCAATCGGTGAGGAGTTGCTGCCGTCATTATCCAACCTTGGAATCGCATTTCTTGAAACATCAAAAGACGGCGGAATAATATCCGACGCATTTAAGACAATAACAAAGTTTATCGCGGGTACAATAAACGGGGTATCATTGCTTATTGTTAAGCTCGATCAAATGAGAGCTACCTCGGCAACAGAGGAATTAACAAAAGCAGCACAAATTGAAAATCAAATCTACCAACAGCGTCTTAAAAGACAACAGACTCTTACATTCGGGCAAATGTCATTTAACGATGCTGTTAAAGCTGGTATCCCTGAAGCGGTCAGAGTCGCTGAAGAAACAGAAAAGACCAGACTCCGGGCAATTGAAAAATATAAAGTAGCAATCGCCGGGGCTGATAAAGAGAGAGAGAAAATTGATGCACTCGCAAAACTACAGAAGCGAATAAATGCGGATGAAGCGAACGATACTGCACAAGCCGTATCGAAAAGAGAGAAAGATAAAAAGAATCAATCAACACAATCTGGTAAACCCACCACTAAGGCAAAAGAAGCAAACGTGGACTCTTTCTGGAAGGCAACCGGTAATGAGTTAAAAGGTCGTGAAAATCAATATAACGATGATATAGTCAACGCAAAATTAGCATACACACAGGGCAAGGTAGCTAAAGAAGATTATGAAAAAGGCCTGCTTGACATAACAAAGAAGTACGAAGCAGACCGGCTTGATATACAGCTTAAGAGTGTAGATAAAATATTTAGTGCTTATCAGCAGATGGGTTCCGGACTTACTCAACTATCCGGTGGATTCTCAGAGATTGTCTCGATGAATGCGAGTAACCAAACAGCCGAGGTAGAGAACGCAGCACAGTCACAACTTGACGCGATAACAGCAAAGTATGAAGCGGAAACCCTTGCAATAAATAATTCAACCGCGTCTGAAACAGAGAAAGCCGCGAAACTTAAAACGCTCGATGAAAAGAGAGCAAGAGAGGAGAAGGCAATCAATGATAAAGCAGCGAAGGATAAGCGCAAGATTGCCCGTGAAGCCGCTGAGATGCAGAAGAAAATCTCATACTTTGAAACATCAGTAAACATTCCTACCGCCGCTTTCATGGCTTGGAACTCGGCTATGGCTCTTCCGGCCCCTGCATCTTTTATCGTCGGTGCCGCAATGGCGACAGCATCAACCGCCCTCGGTCTTGCAAAACTTAAAATGATAAATGAAGAACCTCTTCCATCGTATGCCATCGGATCATGGGCGATCCCTTATGACCAGACGGCACAGATACATAAGGGTGAAATGATTATACCAAAAACCTTCGCTGACTCGGTTAGAAGTGGAGAAGGTGCTATAGGTGCAGGATCGGTCATTAACAATTATTATTTCGCCGGTTCTTATTATGACTCTGCAGGGCTTCTCGAAGCCGTTGACGACGCACAGGAAAGAAGAGCCCGGAACATGGGTGCAACTAAATATACAATTCGTTCGGCATATTAAAGGGTGAGACAATGATATTAGATAATATACATATAGATAACGCGATTAAATTTGAGTATGCCGGGCAGAATACCTCTACAGTTACGGATAATAATGTAATCGGTGTTACTGCTGACCTGACTAAACGGACTTTATCATTCACACCGTCCGATACAACGACAATTTACGTATCAAAGTCGGGTAGTGATAGCAATCCTGGAACACTATCTTTACCCGTGCTGACAATAAAACGCGCAAACGATCTTTTGACCTCCTCAAAAGTAAACATAGTGATACTCGATAGTGAAACGTATCTTGAAGATAGTCTTGTTTTTTCGTCATACCTTCAGAATATCTGTGCATCAATCGGGCAAACCCCGGTCATTAATAATAATCTGATACCGTCAAATACTAACTTCTCAGACAACACATTTGCGAGCCTGAGTCTATTAACAAGTGTAACCACAGTGATTGAGACTGTCTCGGTTGCATTGACTAACGGTAATACAGCGATAGTGTACAGGACTCAAGGTTCGTTCATGTGGTTCCAGATTATCGATAAAGACGGGGACGTAGTTGTTGCCGAGACCGAGGTTAACTCTGCCGGGAGCGCGTTAGATATTTTCGCCTGTGCAGTGGGGAATAACTTTGTAATAGCATATACCGCGACTTATCCGACTATACACGTTTATAATAACTCAGGTGAGTCAATCTTAACGCAAACTGCCGTCGCCGGGAATTATACACTGATCGGGATTACCCCGACGACCGAGGGGCATATTGCATTATTTTTACAGAATGGATCATCGGCTCATTATTTCCGGGTGGTATCTATATCAGGAACAGTTGTAACAAACTATACTGCTTTTACATCATGCGCCGGGACTAACGGGTTGATGAAAGGCTACCCGCGAGTTGGCGGTGGATTTATTTGCACTTATGCTTCATCAGCGTCCAGTGTTGCATTTTGGGCGGTAGTCAATTCAAGTGGAAGTATCTTACATGAGAGTACTTCTTTATCCTATACCTATGCATCAATAGCATATAAGCCCGGTGATACCTCGATTATATTTCTCTCGCACCTGAACGGTACATCTATCGGGGTATCGGCTTTTAATGCTTCCACATACGCAAGTGAAACAGGTATAAGTATAGATGCTTTAACCGGTACTCCAACCCACATTAACTTAATCCCGGTTGATGATAATTTTGCGATCATATCTCTATGGGGATCAACTAATTATAATACAATCATCATATCAAAAAATGCAGTTATCAAGCAATCATTTGAGGGACTTGCAGACCGCCGAGGGTGTTCTTACAACCCGGTCAACCTGAGATTTACAATATCGGGATACTCTTCTTCCGGTAACGCGTACATCGGTATTACTATAATAGGCGGGTTCCTCACCGATTGGTGGACATTCTCTTCATCAGTAGAATTGAACGGTATAAATTTCACGAGCATAAGCGACTATGTTAGAAAATATATATCTGCTGCCGGTGATGAATTCACCGTTAAATGGTGTGACTTCCGAAGCATTGAAAGAAATGATAACAGTGATGGAAGTTATTACCCGTTAAAGGCTATCAATTCAACAGCAACAGCAAATACATTATCAAACTGTGCAGCGATTGAAAACGATTCTGGATTTTATTTTACGAGTAATGACGTTACTGTATCTTATAATCAATTCTACAAACATCTATCCGGAAATGCGGTATATATTGACGGTGCAGGTACAAACATAATAATAAAAAACAATGACTTTTTGTACAATCTAACAGGTGTTGAACTCGAGAACAACGATGGAACGGAAGTCTTAAAGAACAATATTTTCACCGGGAACGTAGCTCATTCAATCGAAGCTGAAACATCGGTTACATACTCAAATAGCATAGACGTCGACGAAGTGCTTAACGTTGTTGACGGTACAAGTATAATTCGAAGCAATCCCTTATTTAAAAATGACGGTGTGCTGAATATAGATTTATTAAATCTGCACCTGAGATCAATATTTGAGGGTTATTCAACCGACTCACCTGCTCTGCTGCTCGGTGATGACGGGTATGACGCGGGATGTTACAACACAACTGTATCCGCTGCTGCTATAACATACACTACGGTTTACATTCCGAAACCGAAGAAAATAAACATAAAGTTCTCCCCGGTTAACGAGGTCTTCCTGACAATGCAGGACGGGTCAATTGACAGCCGGGCCGACTCATGGCAATTATCAATATCGCTTGAATGGGATACTGTTAAGGCTATATACGCCAAAGACCTTGCGAAAATGATTATCTCCGGCGGAGAGATCAGGACATATTTCAGCCCCTATACTTATGAGTCACTGTTTGAGACTTACAAAATCAAATACACCGACTACCCATTCAGTAATGATTTATATTCACTGGCTGAGTACGGGTTCAAAGATTTCAAACTTAATTTGGTGAGGAAGATGGACGTCGAGGAGATACTCAATGCTTAATGTTTATATTGATAATGTCCTGATACCGGATAGTGATATTGTCGGGATAAGCGATCTTGCAGCCGAGAAACTACAATTTAATTTTACGAACCTTATCGCCTCGACGATCAGCATAGACCTCAAAAACATAGATCAGAGTAAGTACGACGATGAAGTCGCCGGGTCATTGTTGGAAGATGGATTCTATAATGTTAATCTTAAGATTATAGATACTGTCACTGCCCTCACAATATGGGACGGCAGAATTAAAAACATCAGAAAAGACGACAATAAGGGCATTATCACAATTGAGTCGGCAAATTATATCAAAGAGATCGTTGACGCGGTATGTGTCATAAATCTTGGCGGTGGAAGTGTAGACGTTACACCGTCTGAAATAATATACACTATAATAACCGATGTATGCGGAATCCCGGAAACTGCAATCAATAAAACATCGTTTGATATCGTCAAGGCGGTACAAATTGCAAATCAAGGATATATAATTACTAAATACACCGCGGATGCTAACATCAATTGCAGCGCGGTAATAGGTGAAATTCTAAGGATAACATCATCATACCTTTACACTTCAAACAATATTATATACTACTCTCAATATAGCCCGTATGATGGAGATCAGGGAACGCACGTTGACGAAAGCCGGATAATCGCCGGGACGTACTCTTCAGAGTACTCGACCGAGAATATATATAACGACTATTCAATCGCTTATTATTCATCTTCCTCGGCTGTTGCTTATGCTGTTCCGACTACAACCCCGGAGTATATTACTTCATCACAGACAAAGTACGGAACAAAAACATTTTTGGTTCCGGACGATGAAGTTGATGACACCTTACCCTCGGCATATAAGATACTCGTTAAAACATTAACATCAGCGAGATATTACGGAGAGATTGTAAGATCATCAAGTCACTACGCTAAAAATATAGTAAGCCTTACTATCCGGGAAACAGTAGAAGATATAACGCTTAATTCCGCCATTGATGTTACTTACAAGCACTTGTCCCGCGAACCAATGCGGGTTATTGAGAGAAAGATTGATCCTAAAAAACACACGGTAACCCTGAAAGCTGAAATGGTCAACTTCCCTTACGTGGTTATTGACAGAGATAAAACTCCGCCTGATGCAGTAGAGCTTATCAATGTAAAGTACGGAGTAGGCAACTCGGCAATACTGTACTGGACTGTATCCGCTGACACATCATTTAAGCAGTACCTATTAGAGTTTACAACATCACCGGCTGACTATGTAAACGAAACAGCAAATGAAGGATACTCACCGATTAAAATTGAAAGCCCGGTTGTAGTAGATGGATTATGTACTTATACCTTAACGGGACTTGAAGAAAACTCGGTGTACTACTTCCGGGTAAGAGTATCGGACAATGCCTCAAATATAAGTGAGCCGTCAAACGTGATGACGCTCGAATTTGCATCTACTGTTATTCCTGTTTTCACCGCTGAATATTATCACTGTTCCGGCGACCTTGAAGACGGCTTGGTATTCGAGGACGGTGTCGGTACTGTACCTTCGGGGTATGTTACTTATGATGATATTAATTATGATACCGGACATTATGGTTATGCCGGAATACATACATCAACATATTATGCCCGTGTCAGTGGATTTAATGAAGTAATTTTAAAATCAAACCAACCGAGCCAGTATTATAAAGTTCAGGCCCGGTCGTATGTCGACGGTGTTAACGGTACATGGATTGATGCAGAGACATTCATCTCAGAAGGTGAATACAAATATAAAATAGAGTTTGAAAACAGTCCGGCAGTAGTCCAATTCCGGGTATTTTTTGCACCGTTAAATTATTCAAACTCTTACAATGTTATCATAGACACAATAAATTAAGGGTGATAGAATGAGTTATATAAACCTGCCAAATAGATCAACCGACGACATAAACGCGTCTGCCGACATTAACCAACTGATGGAAAACATAAGGGTAGCTTGTGGAAATGGGACTTTAGCACCAACAAGCAGCATCACTGAATTAAAAACTTTAGTTGATTCAAAGGTTGATAAAGAAACTGGAAAAGGATTATCAACGAATGATTATACTGATGCAGAGCAATCAAAGTTAGCAGGCATTGAAGCCAGTGCAGACGTTACCGACTCAGTAAATATTGCAGCTTCAATAATCGGGGTATCCGCTGAGACTTCCGGTGATCTGCTGGTAGACGATGATTCAATACCTTTCATCGATGCTTCAGCATCTAATATTTTAAAACGCATAACATGGGCGAGAATTAAAGCCTTACTTGGTGCTATATTTGTACCGCTTACAAGGACTATAAGTACAACAGCACCGCTTACCGGCGGTGGTGATTTATCTGCAAATAGGACTATAGCAATACCGGCAGCAACAGCCTCAGTAAATGGATATGCTACATCAACTCAGATCACTAAACTTGACGGGATAGAAGATGGTGCAGAAGTAAATGACACTGCCTCTGAGATCCTTACAAAAGTATTAACCGTAGATGGCACTGGTTCCGGTCTTGATGCCGATTTACTTCAAGGCGCTGCACCCTCTGAATCTGGAACAGTAAGCACTATAGCAAAAAGAAATTCATCAGGTGATATAAATACACGATTATTCCGATCCACATATGCAAATCAGGCAACAATCAATGGAGCAATGGCTTTCAGAACAAACAATTCATCTGATAATTATATAAGATTCTGCTCTGACATCTCGGCGATTAAAACCTACCTCGGGCTTGGAAGCGTAGAGGACGGTGCAGATATTACAGACTCGGTAAATATTGCTTCCTCCATTGCCGGAGTCTCTGATATTACATTAGCTGATGCAGACATAGTCCCGGTACTTGATAGTTCAGCAAGCAACGTATTACTTAAAACTACGTGGACAAGTATAAAAGCATTTCTCAAAACATATTTTGATACTTTATATAATAAATATGTACACCCTAATCATTCAGGGGATGTAACCAGTGTTGCTGATGGCGCAACAACAATAGCCAGTGATGTTGTCACAAATGCCAAACTCGCAAACATGGCAACATTAACTCTCAAAGGCAATAATACTGGAGCAACTGCCGATCCGCTTGATCTTACAGTCGCACAAGTAAAAACAATGTTGGCTATAAGTAATGTTAATAATACCGCTGATACAGCAAAGCCAGTATCAACAGCACAACAAGCCGCACTTGATCTAAAATTAAATATATCAAACAGTATAGCATCTGGTAATATATATCATCACAGAGATATTGCATCATATAATTATACCGGAAATGAAACAGGAACATTGG